TTTGAATTCTGTAGTATGTGAGAGGTGTTGGGTCTTTTTTAGCGTTATATCCAAGTAATTTAGATAATTTCTTATCAGCAAGAATTTCTCTTTTATCTGAAGGATTTTGAAGCTCATTATCTTTGATATACTTACAAATATGTTTTGTAACATCAACCCGTGATCGTAATTCTTTAGAATCCCAACCACAAAATTTAGCCATTTGAGTAGAAAGTTGTACTGGTTTAAGAAACCCAGAATTAGTATTATTTTTTCTATTAGTTTTATGCTTTTGTTTCATAACTCTCAAAGAGTGACTTTTTAAAGTTTTAACCTTCTTTCCAATAGTACGCAAAAATCGTACTCCTTTAGCCTTAGGAGTAGTTTCTCTAATTCTCTCAACTTCTTCTAAAATAGTTTTTATTACATCATCAAATTCTAGTTCTACTGATTCTTTTGTGGGTACTCGACGTTTCTTTTTCACTACTTCTTCAACTACTTCTTCAACTACTTCTTCAACTACTACTGGTGGAGTAGTTTTTTTAACCTGTTTTTTCGAAGAAGCTTTCTTAGATTTAGATTCCTTTTTTTGTTTTTTCTCTGCCTTAGATTGACTTTTAGATACGGTTGCTCGACGTGTCATTATTATTTTCTTTATAAGGCCTTCTTTTTAAGTTAATATTTAAAAAGAAGGCCTTGTAAAGACTGATTTCAGATTCTTTTAAAAAATAATTTATTTTAGGTTTTTATAATATTCTAAAGCTTTAGGACTAGCTCGTATTTTATCAAAATCTAAACTAAGTATTTTTAATCCTTCTAAATTTCTTACCCTAGAAAGCATCACATAAGCTTGTCCATATGTAAATACCTCATTAAGATCTACTTCCACGCAATCTAGAGAACAACCTTGGCTTTTGTGGGCAGTTAAAGCATAGGCTAATCGTAAAGGAATTTGTATCATTCTTAAAATAGGTACATGATTTTCTTGAATTTCCCAAACATGATGATCTATCACAACCTCTTTACCATTAAGGAATTTGACTACTGGCATATCACCTACAAAGTATTTTACAACTCCTCTACTACCATTAACTAATCCCGCATCAATGTCTAGATTGTAAAGAAGCATTACTTGGCATCCAATACATAATTGGAGAGTTTGGGGTGCATTACAGTTTTTAATATATTTATCTCGGGTATATTTAGTATTTTTTATGTTGGGATAGGGTTGAATATCCATTTCATATTCGTAAAAATCGGGGTCATTTTCGGCTAATTTATCTAATTCTTTATTATTAATATAATCAACAGATGAATTAGTACAGTATAATTTTGTTGGATGTACACCATATTTATCAGAAATTTGTGCATTGAGGCGGGAAGTAAGAAGGTTACGAGTTTCTTTAGATAATAGACCTAGACGTACATCATTAAGAGCTTGTTGAAATTTTTTATCTGATTGGCGAATAATTTTTTGTAAATAAATAGTTTTGTCTATACAAGAATTCCAACTTTTAGCTTCGAAGCAAAAATTATCTGTTTCTACACAAGGAAGCTGGCAAAAATCTCCGGACATTATGAGTTGTATACCACCAAAAGGTTTCTCATTCTGAAGAACTTTACGCGCTATTTCTTCAATTTTATCAAAAAGTTCTGGGGATAGCATGGACACTTCATCAATTATAAGAATATCTAGAGATCGCCAGCGCCTTCCTAAGTATGGCCTTTCTTTTATTTTATTTACTAAATACTTTACAGAAGCTTTTCCAAAACCAATACCTAAATATGAATGCAGTGTAGAACCTCCTAGAAGAAGAGCTGATATACCTGTCGTACTTGTTACACCAATGGTTTTTTGGTATTGGTATGTATCAGCAAATCTCAAAATACATTCAGTTTTCCCTGTACCTCCAGCACCTGTAATAAATATATTTTCACCTTTAACCATGGATTCATAACATTTCTCTTGTTCTTGAGACAAAGGAGCTTTTTTCAATAGTTTTTCAGACATAATTTGATATTTTTTGATTTCTAAATCCATAATTTCTATTTTATTTTTATATAAAAACTTTATAACCTTTATAACCCTTTATAAATTATCTATTAAAAAGATTGGATATAAGCCCAGCCTCCATAAGAGTTCCACCCACTTGAGCGTGTAAACGATCCTTATGTACCCATTTTTTATACCAAATTCCGTACCAAATCATAAAGGCTCCTAACGCGATTAAGAAAAATGCGCCTAATAGAAACCAGTAATTACGTTTCTTTTTTACTTGACATTTATTTTCCTTACATTTTTCTCCTGGTGATAAACAAGGATTATTTTTATCACAATAATCCTTACTAGAACTTCCCATTGGAATGAAAGCTAGTACAATACAGGCTATTCCTCCTATAATAAAAATAACTCCGAATATTTTAGTAAATATGGATGACATTTCTCCAGAAAAATGACCCATTCCTTGTTGAAAATCTCCAAAGCTAGTATTTTGACTTTTTGATTTATTATCCTTAGACATTTATCTAAGGATAATATTTAATATAAATTAGTATATAAATTATTTAAATTATTTAAATTATTTATTCCTCTTTTTTCTTTGAATTAGTTTAGATTTCCTAATTCGCCTAACCATACCCTTATTCCATTTTTTGCCTCTTTTAAGTTGTCCTTCAGTATTCATTTTTTCAGCTAGTTCCTGATCTGAAGATTTGCTACAACAAATCATCTTTATTAATTTTTGTTCGTAAGAATGATTAATAACAATATTTCGAACTGTTTCCCCAATTTTAACTCTTTTATATTTCTGACCATATGGAAGACTCCCAATTGCTTCATCTCCTCGCTCCCTTTTTCTTTTATAGGAAACTTTAATTCTATTCCCTAGTTCTTCTGCCTCTTTTTGAGCATCAAGAAGATGTTGTAGAAATTGCGTTTTATTATTTTTATAATATATATTCTCCATATGAGAGTAAATTATTACCCCCCTATCACTTAAATCTTCTAACCAAGATAAATAACGGACAATATTACGACTAAGACGGTCAATTTTCCAAACAAAAAGACCATCTCCTTCTTTTAAATTTTCTCCTAAATCTACTAAATATTGGGGAATACTTTTATAAGCAGATTTATTAATTTTATGAATTTTAATCCTATCAAAATTAAGAAGGACTTGAGATTTTTCTAATTCTATTTGTTGAGTTTGAAGGCTAGTACTACGTGCATTAGCCTGCTGAAGCGATGATACTCTGCATAATAAATGTGCAGTATTAATTCCAACTTCTTCCAGGTATTGAGATATAAGGGTTTCGCAGTTACAATCTTTATCAGCGACCCATTGAACACTTTTATCTGAAAACATAATTTGAAATGTCCAATCAGAAGGAGAATTACTTTTATAATTTAGGATTTCCTTAACATCGCAATATTCAGACTCTTTTATTTCTTGAGGAATGTTTTTTGAATCTATAGCGAGATCATTCATAAATGAACGAACTTGATCGATCATATTATTAGGAATTTTTATTGTAGTCATTATTTTGTAAACCGGTAAAAATAAAACAAAAATTTCAATTTTCTAATGATAACTAAGATAAGGAGCCTTCCCATCGTTATATAAAGCATAAGCTTGTTCATAACTCATTGTTTTCTTCCCCAATCGCTTATTTACGACATTATGAAAATCTACAAAAAAATTAAATAATTTATCACGTCCTTGGCAGATATTGTTAAGCCTTTCTTTATTCATTTCTAAAAACTCGGCCGCGTGAGCCTTGCATTCTATACAGGGTATCATCACCGGTATAGCCAATATAAAATTCTTCATTCTTTCTTTATGGTTACGTGATGCTCTAACAGGATAATGAATAGCTCCATTATGAAGAGAAAACCAAAAAGCTGGCCCCCATAATTCTGGTGATTGCATTTTTCCTTTACCATAAGTGTTCCAGTGAGCATTTAAAGGTGTATCTTTAGGAAATGTTTGATTTATTCGTTGGTGTGAATAATTACCTAGAGGTCTATGAGAAGGATTACCATATTTTTGTTCTATTTTTGAAAAATTATATCTTTCATAATTTTGGTTAAATTGTTTAGGACCAATATATGGAGAATAATTGATAGATCTTTTCTCCGGTGTTGAAAAATATTCAATAGCTTTCTTATACATTTTTATATATAAAAATATATAAATTTTTATGTCTCTTTAGTCCTCGAAAATAATTGAGGAACTTGATGTAAAAGCCTCTTTAATCATTCTCAAAGAATATTCTATATTATCAATCTTTTGTTCTTTTAAAAATGATTCCAATAATTTGATATCAGGTCTTCCACAATAAGGAATTTTAATATTAACCTTTTTGTACTTTCTAAAGAGTTCTCGCCCTCTTTTATAATTTAAAATATCAGTATTTAATTTTCCTTCTTTTTCAATACCTTCTATAGATGATAATCGTTTTAAATATTTAAAAGATTTTTCTGGTCCTACTCGGAATATATTCTTATTATAATCTGTCCCACACATAATACATAAATCTAAAAATTGTTCGCTACGTATATCTAAACAAGATAATAACTTCTCATAATTAATACGTACACAAGTACCTAAAGAAGTATTTATCTTAGATAAAAATATTGGAGACGCATAAGCCAACACATCGGTATCTTCAGACAATACTGCATCAACAAAACCCCTTTTACACAAGTCCGAACAAGTTGTTTCAGCCTCCAAAGGAGCATTATAATAAGGAATTTGTAAAATATCAAATAATTTTTTAGTCATTTCAAAATCTTCAGAACTTATATTTAAAATCTGATGACGCATCTTTTCAATAATAGAAGTCAAATAAGAAATATCCACTCCCTTAGAAGGAGTAGTATTAGGATGTAAAAGTCTCTGAGGACGTTTTATTTTCTTATGATAAAGCTCTACTAACGCTGAATCCATCTCACCAGTTAAATGAAACTTTTTAAGCAAGTCTTCCAACTTCTGGATTCTTTCAGCATTTTTAGCGCGTTGAGCTATCCTATTTTTCTTTTCCTGTTCTTTTTCGGGTGGTGACCCCGTGTCATATATAAATATACAATGCACTTCGTTTCTTCTTAAACAAGCTACTAAATTAAGAAAAGCAGAAACCCATTTATCTCCACATATTGTTTTAAATTTGCACAAATAAAGAGATATATCTATTGCAACTTTTTTGAAACTGTATTGTGATATATGAATTTCTTCGAAAACTTCCGGACAATTATTCCGTAAAAATTTATTTAAGTTGTGAATTCCCATATTTTTACCTATTAAGATAATAAAACTTAAAATATCAATTTTATTTTCTGATACATAAATTCCAATATTTGAAATAAATCAAATATTTAGAAAATTCTAACCGGTCGTATCTAACCGGATAATCACAATCCTTTTGGATTGTAAT